TTTGAAAAAGTTTGCATCAGAACTAGCAACAGTTCTTTGAGTGTTGTCTGCCAAGTCTCCACTAAAAGTGACCTCGTTATCATTAATAAATATTTTAGTAATATCATCTATCTCGCCCTCTGAAACTATTATAGCCATATACAAAAACTCGTTGTCTGTGCCTGATGTTTCTACAAAGACCACATTTCCGCCAACTTTCCTTGTTCCGTAAACTATTGGTATATGAGCATTTGCACTGATTTTATTGACTAATACACCTCTTGCGTTTAAGTCTGGTTGGTTGCCTCCAAAGTCAGGTATCTCAGGAATAGGATTAAGCCAGCTAATAACATCGACAACAAGATCAACAACAAAATCTATAATATCCTCAAATACATCTTCTATTGGGTCTAAAATATCGCTAGGATCACACATCTGAATACCTCCATAAACCGCCCATTTTTTCAAAGCCGTATCTATCTAATAATTTATCTGCTAATAGTTTTGTTGATATGGTTAAATGAATGTGTTTTCCTTTTGCCTGATTTTTAATTGTGTCCATTATTTGATTAAATAAATTTAATGATCGATATTCTTTTAATATATAAATTACTTGAACTGTTAATAGTTGCTCTTTAGACCATAAATATTCATTAAACATAAAAATTGTTATTCCAACTATTTTGTTTTTATCTAAATCTTTTACTAAAATTATTTTTCCTTTTTGTAAAAACATCATCAAAGTTTGTTTCATCTTTGCTCTGTGTATATGAGGATAATCTAATGCTGGGGCTTCTTTTTCAAACTCATGCAATATTTCAAATATCTCGTCCATGTTTTTATTTGATGCCTCATAAAAATGAAAACTTGTCATTACTCTCTCCCCCATTTTATATCTCTTACAGTTAAAGCCGCAAACTCCATACCTTTATCGCCACTAAAAAATCTTTGCTGAGAATTATCTGTTGTGACTCTTCCACTTGTTTTTTGAAAGTTGCCCCAATGTGATGTTAAATTTAATACTAAGTTTGCAGTGCTTGTAGTATCATTTATTCTATACTCATCTATTGTTCCAAAAAATAATAAAAAAGGGTCAGAGATAAGTGCATTACTTGAATCTAAAAAACCTCTATAAATATAAACTTCTTTATTAATTATGTTTTCAGATAAAGCTATTGATATGTATGTTTGATCGACTCCAGAAAGTGTAAGCTGTAAACTGTTTTTTGTTGGTTTATTTGTTTCGTTTATTCCTGTAATATGTTTTAGATGTCCGTTAGTAAGATAAGTTCTTGATGAACCTGAAACACTTGATGTTATATCAAAAGGTGCATTTGTTAAATAAACTGGTGTACCAAATTCTATTTCTACAAGTAATACGGGGTCAATAACCCCTGTTGCTAATTCTGTCTTTACCGAACTCGATAATCCTCTTGCCATTATAAACTCTCAATAACATCAAACTCAAATTTAAATAATAAATTACCATCTTTATCGTTAGAGTTTGTTTCAAACTCTTGAATATCGCTAGTTAAATGCACTGTCACTGGAACGGAGTCATAAGTGACAGAACTATTATCAGCTAAGGCAGTTCTTAAAGGTGGTTCGATAGTCACAGTTGCGGCATTACTTGATGATGTCACATCTGCAACCACCATGTAAATTTTATCATGTGCAAACTTTATCAGGTCTCCCGCTTTCAATCTTCCAGCACCATCAGCCGCAAATCCATCAATAGCAATAGTAGTATCAGCGGCAGAGTGTGACCCGTTCACGAGTAGAGTTCCTGTTTCATTACCAAGTGCATTTAATGTGCTTGGCAAGGTTATTGTGAAATTTTCTTTTCTACTCCTTTGTTTAATAATAAACGCCATGATTGGGGCAAACTCTGACCTAGTCATAGGAGGATATGAAACTGTAAAACTAAACCTTTGTCCTTGTACTTGCCTCCTAAATGTTTTGCCACTATCAGTTTCACTAAATAAAGTTTTTTGATTTGATTTTAAATTAATTGCGTTAAACGCTGTGTTTGGTAAAGACCCACTCATATCAATGCCGCCTTACCTTTTTCATTAACTGCTGAGTTAATAATATTCACTAACACACCTCTACTGTTTACTAATAATTCATTAAACCCTCTTGCATCAACAGTGTTGATATTAAAGTTCACTGTCACTGGCTGACTCATACCTAGTTGATTATTTGGCACTATTGTTCCAGCTTGGTCAGGTACAAATAACTCAGCACCTTTTTCTCCTACTATTGATGGTTGTCCTACTGGTGGTCGTCCACCTTTTTCAAAACCTTTTATTTTACTAACCAAACCTAAACCAAAAGCTAAAGTTCCAGCCGCAAGAGCAAAGTTTAAAGGTGGAGGTGCTGACGCTAAAGCCCTTGTTGCCGCTGAGTAAGCATTCATCAAACCTTCTTTTATTCTTTCTATTTTGAATAATGCACCAGCTTTTTTGATAGCCGCACTTACAGCAGAACCCACTAAAGCTTCTACTATTGATCTTATAATAGCTTCTTTTAAAGCTTTAAAATTTAATTTTCCTGTGATTACAAAATCAGTTAAAGTATTTTTTAAAGATTCCATTGATTTTTCTCCAGCTTCTTTAAATCTATCAAATATAGAAACATCAAATGCTTGTGTAAATCCCTCTTTAAAACCAGCAAAAGCGTCTTGGGATTGTTTTAAAGCTTCAGCTTCTTCTTTAAATTTTTTAACACCCTCGTTTATTAGTTCGTTAAATTTTAATCTTTTAATATTTGCTTGTTCTAATATAAATAATTGTAATTTTTGATGTTCCTCTACTCCCTCTTTTTCTAATTTATGAAATTCAAGAACTTTTTTATGTGCTTGTTCTATTCGGAACATTTGTAATTTTTGTTCTTTTGCTTTTGCTTTATCAATAGCTTCTCTTACTTTATCAACCTCAACTATAGCTTCGCTTTGTTTTTTTACAGATTCTGTTGCTTTGCTAGTTGCTTTTTCAAATTCATTCATCTGCTGATTTACCATTTCATCTAAATGAATTGTTTGTATTCTTTTTTGTAATTTTTCTATGCTTGCATTAACATCGTTTAATTCTGCCTCTAAAGTTTCAACGGGTATTACGCTTTCTGGGTTTCGCATCTCAGAAACAATATCGTTTCTTTGTTTTTTAAATGAATCTATAAGTAAGTTTAATTCTTTAATGTTATCTATTTCTGATGGGTCAAGTAATTTTAATTCAGAAACAGTTTTTGCTTCAGAAATCAAATCTTGTATTTGACCAACTAAGAATGATACAGCACCAAAAGCGACTAAACCTTTTTTACCAAATAACAAAGCTGCTATAATACCCGATGACTGAACAAATGTGGGTAAACTTTGAAAACCAGTTATTGTTGTTCCCAAAGCATCGGCAATACTTTTAACTGCTGGTGCAATATCTTTAACTGCTTTAGATGTTTTAGTAATAGCACCCGCAAAATTTTCTCCTATAGCAGTTGCTATATCTTCTATTTGTTGTTCATTTTCTTGTAAAAATTTATCTAGATCGCCAAATTCTTTTTTTAATTCATCAAAAAACTTTGACGCAACTACTGTTTGAAAGTTAAAGAACTTATCACCTAACATTGATAAAGTTCCTGTAAGTGTAGTTGCTAAATCATCTGTGGCAGTAGCAAATTTTCCAGTTCCACCAAATAATTCTTCAAATCTTGCAATAGTTTCCTCTGCTGTTACTTGAACACCAGCTTTAAATCCTAATAATGCTCTAACACCTCTTTCTCTAAAAAGGTCTGCCGCACCAATACCACCTGAGAATGCTCTTTGAATTTGACTTGCAGTTGTTTCAAAATCTAATCCAGTAACAGCGGCTACATTACCAGTAATACTTAAAACTCTATTTAAATCCTCTGCGTCTTTAGAAACTACAGCTAAGTTTCCAGATGCTCTAGATATTTCCTCTAATGAAAATGGTACTCTACTAGCAAATTTTCTAAGTTGGTCAAATGCAACTTTTCCCTCTTCTACTGAACCAAATAAAAATTTAAATCTTGTTTCTAGACTTTCAACCTCTCGACCAACATCAACAAATGATTTTACTGTTGCAACCGCACCTATGCCTATAATTGCAGATTTTAAACTAAATACAGATTTTTTAACATTGTTAAGACTACCTTGAACTCTACCTAAAGCGGCTTTTGTTTTATCTCTAGCAATTATATCTATATTTACTTTTTTGGTAGCCATCTATTTTTTCATTTTTGCCAGTTGTTGTTGTTGTTTTATTTCATCATTTTGTAAATCGAAATACGCAATCCACATATTAAACTCAAATACTGACATTTGCAATATTTCCTCAACTGTTTTGTGTAGTTTCTCTGCGACTGCAAAGACGTTATGTATTTCTACATTATTTTTTAGTTTTTTTTAAAGTCGCTGGTAGATGATTCGTTTTGAGTTCCCATAATCTCACTTGCTACTCTGGCAAGAACATCGGTGTCTGCTTTTTTTTTGAAACTAAGAATATGACTAGCGTTGAACATTGGTTTATGATCTTTGTCTAAGGCTTTTTCAATAATGACATCTATTAAAACTCCAACATCATTATTACTTGCACCTTTAAATATTTTGCTTTTCTCCATCATATTAAAAGGTTTAGAGTAAATAGCTTTATCGCCTACAAGTCCCCACTCAGGAACTTCTATTATTTTTATTTCTAATTCTTCAAAATGACTTCGTATTCCGTCAAAATAATCGGGTTTTTTATCGTCAGCCATAAATTAAATTATACTGTACCGATAGTTAAACCGCCTGTGCCTTGTAAAGATACTGTTCTTGTAGTCACTCCATCTAAAGTCACACCAACACTCATTCCAGTCACGATTCCTGACCCAGACAATTTTTGTTCGCCTGAACCTGAACCCTCTGGCATGAACTCTACACTCACAGTTGAGCCTTGAACTAATGTTCCTTGTGCAGTGTCGTCATCGTCAAAGTTCATATCTATTGACGCTGTAAACGTACCTCTACCAACTACAAATGATTTCATTGATGAACCTAATGCTGTGTCCTCTACAACATCGTGAGTCGTATCTACAGTAAATCCAGTTGCTTGACCTATGTTAGTGCCACCAATATGAACTACTGCGTCTTTACCATGATGAGTCGCCATAATTTATTACTCCTTTTCTTTCTTTAATTCTTTTATAACTTTTTGCGTTTCTTTTTCAACTGATATTTTTTTATTTTTACCCTCAACAGTAAAACCTTTTTTTTCGTAATACTCTTGAAAGTCAGGCGAGATTTTTATTTTGGTGTCTCCTTTAACCATTACTATATCCATAGCCATTATGCAGTCCCCCTTGTAAATTCATACATTACACC